GCCCCTCTGCCGTTCTGGTGCTGGTTGACGGAATCGAACCGCTGACATCCTGCTTACAAGGCAGGCGCTCTACCTTCTGAGCTAAACCAGCAATCTGGTTCAGGGCTCTGCGCAGAGGGCTTTAACGTATCGTGCAGCACGTCTCTACCCAAGAGCCCTGACCGGAGTGCAGAAATGACAAAGCCCAAGGGGGTTAGCCTTGGGCCTTTAATTTATTTCATGCTGCTCAGTTCGCTTTAACGTCCCGAGCCTATCACAATTCAAGCAGTTTCTGGCTCACTTTGCAAGTAAAATCTGTCGCCATTTGTGCCGAATGCGTCACACATTGGTGCGTAAAGCATCGATTCTGCCAAACTAAGCCACGTATCAACTCTGCGTCTACAGGTCATAAAGCACCAGTCGGGATGCTTTTCATAGAGCTCTTCCGCTATGCGGCGTTTGCTCTTCCGTAACCGGTAATGCTCCACCAGCAGGTGATACAGCTCTTTGTGTCCACCCGTAATAAGGACTGCCCCCAGTACCTTATCAATCAGCAGTCCTTCATCGTCTGTACAGAAGGCCAGGCCGCTTTTGTTTTTCCCCGCGAGTATTTCACGAAAAAACGCCTCAAGCTCAGGCTTCGAGATGCCAGACTTCTTCATCCGGCGTAATGCTTCGTTGATGGCTGTTTTAGTGACTTTCCCGGAAGCCAGTAACTGGTTGAACATATTGCCGCCACTACCGCCACCGATGTAGGACCAGCGGCCCCACATGCGCAGCTTCCCCTGAATCCAGATGGCCTCAAGCGTTTTCAGCCTGACCATTTCACCAGCTTTTCCAACCTCGGACGGGTTAATCATTATGCGTTCTCCACTATGCCAGCACGCCAATTGCCAGCGAACGATCCAGAAATCGAAACAGCAGCTCCAGCTGTGAGCCGTGCTTCTCCTCAAATACCACGGTGTCAGCGTGCAACTCGTCGTGATGCGCTCTGCAAAGCGGCAACACAAACAGGTCATGCGCTTTTGTTCCCATTCCACCTTGTCCGTGGCCTATCAGGTGATGGGGATCATCTGCTGGTTTGTTACAGCAGACACACTGCTGGGACTTAACCCAGCGCGTCCAGCTCTCGTTTACCCAGCGGCGGCGTTTTGGTCGCAGCATGAATGATTCCGGCGTTTCAGGATCTACGCGAAGATCGAGAATCTTTTTCTGCACCACTTCGCTCGCCGCTGGCTCCGGCACAATATCGCTCTCCTTCATCACCGGTTGATGCTTTATTTCCGGCAATCGCAGGGCTTTCCGGGCCAGCGATTCAGGGATGACGTGCGCCAGATTGTTTATTACCAGCCACCAGCACAACTCTGGGATCGTCAGTTGATGGTCTTCGTTGAACCCCAGCTGTGAGCGGATGACCGTTATCAACCAGGATACCAGGTTCCCACGCGCAATGCCTGCCAGCGTCTCTGTGTACTGATCACGCACCAGGTTATCGCAGGCCCAGCAAAGGCGGATGCTGCCAGGCTCATGCCGGAACAGTGTAAAATTTTCGCTGTGCCACGAGCCGTGCGGATACTGGCATTCAAAACGACGCTCCAGCTCGGCCTCCAGCGAGCTGATACCACCCGCGCGCAGAATGACGTCTTTGTTTTCGAAGACTGGCTTCAAAACCGGGTCTTCTGCCAGTGGCTGCGTGGCGGGAGGGATAGCGCCGGTTGCGTAGTCGCTGTATTTTTCCGGTGCAGGCTCAATCAGTACCCGTCCTCTCCTGAACATCGGCATGAGATCAGCACCTGGGCGAAGAAGAACAACGCCCATGCGTGGGGCAATCTCAGGGGTTAGTAGTGCTCTCATATCATCTCCACGTCAGGCAACTGCACGAAAACGTCGGATGGTGATTTCTACTTTCCCTTTCTTCACGATGTTCCCCCACTCCACCAGCATGCGCTTAACCTGACTGTCGTCTTCCCAGACGCCTGTTAGAGTCAGGGCATCGAACAGCGCTTTGTTGTAGTTATCGATATCCCGACGGCGCTGATCCGGCGGATACAACACTATGTGAACCTCAGCCAGATCAGAGGATGGCCGGGGAACGGCCCGCAGTTGCTCAATAATCGCCGCTCTCGCTGCCTGCTGGAACTTGCGCCCTGTCTCGCTTACCAGATGCCTGCCTTTCAGCGGTCCCTTGCTCGGGGCGCGCCAGTAACTATTTACGCTCGGTGGAAATGGTAAAGTCAGTTTCATTTAGCCCCCTTAAAGGATCGCTACAACGTCTTTTGCGACTTCCCGCGTACTGCTTTTGCAGGAGATCGAACGGCGCGCTTTGATGAATAGCAGGTTAAAACCATGCTCCCGGTACAGATCGAGAACCTTCGGTGCGGATGAGTTAGAAATTACTACCCGAGCCCCACGGTGAAAGGCAGATACACATTGCTTCGCCAGGTCTACCTGGTTCTCCCAGTTAAACCCACCAGCGGCGTAGGCAGTGAATCCGGCTGTTCCCGGCATCGGTTCGTAAGGCGGATCGCAGTAAACCACATCCCCTTTCCCGGCCAGGCTGATTGTCCGGCGATAGTCAGCGGTCATGAATACGCAGTTATGCGCCATAGCCGCAAAGGCTTTCATCTCATCCATCGGGTAATACGGCGCCTTGTAGCCTCCCCAGCCCACATTGAACTTATTCGCCTGGTTGTAGCGCATCAGGCCATTGAAGCAATGCCGGTTGAGATACAGGAATGCAGCTGCGCGTTCAGTAGCATCCAGCGTCTGTGCGTTGAACTCGGAACGGATCAGCTCATAGCCATCTGGTGACCGCATGTGCTCGAACATCCAGCGGGCCTTCAATTCCACTTCATCCGGCACCACCGCTAACATCTGATACAGATTAATCAGGTCCGGATTAACGTCCGCCAGCAGGTAATCTGCGTGCTTTTCGCTGTTCAGGAATACCGACCCACCACCAACGAATGGCTCTATCAGGCGTTTCCCTGCCGGGATATGCACGAACAGGTCAGCCAGCTGGGTATACTTTCCACCAGCCCATTTGAGAAATGGCTTGCTCATGTGCGGAACCCCGAGTTTTCTGGCAATGAGTAATCAACCTCATCGAAGCTAGCTCGCGAAATGGACGCCTCCTGGCGGGAACTATTGAGTGGAGCAGATAGTTTTAACGACAACTCATCCCATTTTTCCCGAAGCTTCGACGGGCTGAGTACGTTTTTACACCAGAACGAATCTTTGTTGGCGCGCTTGAAAAGTGAGCAAATTTGTTTATGGGTTCGCCCGTCCTGCATCACCATCAGGCGCACCTCATTCGCCCATGCGGTCCAGTTTGGTTCTTTAGGCCGAACTACCTCACCATCGCTTTCAGCGGCCAGTTCGTACATGCTGATAATTTTCCCCCAAATGAACTCGGCGCAGGTTAAATCGTCCTGGCTTCCCCACTGCCGCTTTGCAGCGCTGTACACCACCGCGTCAGGATGTCGTGATAGAAATTCATCTGCAGAGCCCTGTTCGTCCGGTTGCGAAGCGTCCGGACAAGAAGGATTTATATCTGATGGATCAGTAGTTGATTTTACTGACGGATCCCCCCCAGATTCTGACGGGTCAAAACTGGTTTTTTTGGTGGATTCCGACGCCTCAAATTTTGAGGGGTCAGTTTTTGACGCATCAGATTTTGACGGTTCAGATTTTGATGTGTCAGATTTTGACGGGTCAGAAACTGACAGGTGAGAAAATGCCGCTTTCTGTAGTTTGGAAACGTTGAGCTGGTAGACGTTCGATGCATTACGGTTGCCGTTGCGGCGTTGCGTACGGGTGAGCCATCCCTCTTTCTCAAGCGTAGTAATCGCCGTTCTGACAGTACTTTCACCAGCGCCAATCTGACGGGATATAGTCGCGATAGAAGGCCAGCAAACACCCTCATCGTTGCTGAAGTCAGCCAGGCGCGCCATGATTGCCACGCTGGATAGTTTCATCCCCGAAGATGCGCAAGCGTCCCAGACGTATCCTGTTAATTTAGTGCTCATGATCGTCCTTTATTTCTCTGAATTTACGTCTGAACTGCTCGAGGGGGCTAAAGCATTCATGCTCGTACCCTTCACGCAGGTATATAACGCGCTGTGTCTGGGGCTCCCAGCGTATGACCCTGACCGGGACACCGTAGTGATCTCTGAACCATCGGTTGAGCTCTCGCATACTTTCTCCGCCTGGCCGTTAAAGTCCCCTACCACCCACTGAGCAAACTGGTAGCAGACAGGTTCGAATCCGCCTGGTACTCTTACCCCATACACGAACTGCACCGGTCCTGCTCCACCAGGAACTGGCCGCGCTACAAGTTGCGACCTGCGGTATTGTGTTGATAAACTGTTCATGCGTTAGTAATCTCCACTGATAACGAGACGCCACGACGCCAGGAGCTGCAACTCGCTGGCGTCACTTCTTTTTGCGTGCAAACAACGTGATAATTGCCGCGATCTCTTCTTCACGCGCAGCCAGGTGGCGGCGGTGATGCACCATGATTTCTTCAGCTTCATGTCTTTCGATTACCCCATCCTCAAGTGCCTGTTCGATAATCTGATCAACCTGTCCTCTGGCGGCAGAGGTACGCATTGCCCGGCTGAACAAGTCCACGCGATCCAGCTCTTCCAGATGCGGAACATCCACCAGCAGAGCACCACGGCGGCGAGCGAAGTAATCAGCCAGTAACGACGTGTTGGAAATGTCCTCCATCGCTTCCAGCTCGCTGACTTCGAAGAAACGACAGCCGTTTTTCTCGTAGAGGTTGTTGTTGAACTGCGTCACCGTCATTCCCAGTGCGCCAGCCATTGCTTCGCGCCCACCTGGATATGCTTTGCACATAGATTTCACGACTTCTTTGAGGTTCATACCTACTCCTTTCAAACTCGGGTGGTAGTTACAAATTTGATGCAGTGACATTAAGCTTTCGCATTGCTGTACCTCTTAAATAGGCCCAGTCAATGTCAGGACGAAGCTCTTCGCAGGTGACAGCACCACCAGTGGCTTTTTCAATCTCAGGGCATCGTTCCGCGGGTATTTGCCTAATGCCCGTTGTCCATTGATTCACTGTTGGTGATGAGATGCCTAGATTCCTTGACAAAGCGGCTTGCCCCCCAACAATGCGGCAGGCTTCACTGATTGCTTCAAGGCTACTTCTCATAAACGGATTCCTATGATTTCCACACAAGCAGATATTAGGCTAAGCCTAATAAACAATCAATAGGAATTGCCTAAGCTAAAGGTTATGAGGATTATTAGGCAATGCTTAGTGGTAAAGAATTGGGCCGAGCGATCGAGCAGGCCATAGACAAGAAGCTTTCAATAGGTTCTGCCAAGAGTAAGGCGGAAATCGCACGTCATTTCAAAATAAAACCCCCATCAATCCATGACTGGATCAATAAAGGCTCCATATCGAAAGAGAAGCTACCAGAGCTTTGGAACTACTTTTCTGATGTTGTGGGCCCCGAGCACTGGGGACTAAAAGGATACCCGCTAACTGATACATGTGAGCCCGCAACAGATCCCATAGTTAAAAATGGTTCTATTGACGAACTCTATAATAAGGCTTCGAGAGAGAAAAAGGCTATCATTGATTTTGTCCTCTTAGAGCAAGGACAGCGTATACCTGGCTGGGTAGATAGCGACGCTAAAGCATATTTAGACTCACTAGAGATGAAGATAAGGAGATGGGCAGAGCAGGAGGAAGATGGAAAAAAACAAACGAAAGCCAGAGCTTAAGCTTATATGGTCTAACGGACAATATCTCTAAGCTCCATACATGTTAAAAGCTCTGAGATTGATTTACTTGCATAACTCAATCCCTGTGGGGGATTGGCTTGTATGAAGCCCATCCGGGGATTGTGATTTGCTTTGATTTAACAGCAGGTTTTCACTTTGCATGGAGGATGCATGGAAAACTTCAAAGTACGTCTTAAAAATCACATTGAACATGTTAAAAATGTTAGAGAACACTGCACAACGGAAGAGACAACCAAGCAGGCTTTGATACTTCCTTTCTTGGACATCCTAGGCTTTAACGCATATGATCCGCAAAAAGTCAAAGCTGAATATGGTGCGGACTTCCCTGGTGTGAAAGTGGGTGAGCGTGTAGATTATGCCCTATTCTGCCAAGGTGTTCCCGTTATGTTTATTGAGGCCAAAGGTTGTAAAGAAAAAATGGACAACCATTGCCCTCAATTATCTAGGTATTTTAATTCTACTCCTGAGGTGACAATATCAGCAATTACTAATGGCATTGAATGGCGTTTTTTTACGGATCTCAATGAGAAAAACATAATGGATTCAACGCCATTTTTACGAATCATGATGGATGACATTAAAGATTCTGATGCTGAGCAATTATTTAGATTCCGGCATGACAAATTCAAACCTGAGGCCTTAAGAACACTTGCAGAAGAGAGTGTATATATTTCTGCATTTGTTAAAGTTGTGAGTACAAGCCTTCGGGAAGTAGATCATGAATTTGTTAGATATGTTGCAGGACGAGCAAACATTGGTCGCCAATTGAATCAAAGATTTATAGAAACAATAACTCCATTGGTGAGGCAGGCCGTAGAGAGGTCAGTAAGTGAAATGGTTGTTTCTGGTCTTTCATCAAGAACTTCTATTCCTGAATTAGAATCCCCTGCTGATGTAACTGAAAATAATGAAATTGATGAGCGCGCAGATATTGTCGATGCAGAGAATCCCAACATCGTAACAACCTATAATGAAAGAATTTTATTTGAAAAAATCTGTTCTATTATAGGTCCTGCATACGAACTTCAAGCCAAAGACACAGAGTCATATTACTCTATTCTTTTCCAAGGAAAAACAAACCGCTGGCTGGTTCGCTATTATGACAAGAAGAACCGCTCAAACATACAGTTACCAATTGATATCAATGAAATAACAGGTAATGAAATTAAAAGAGCCGGACTTGAACATGATAACAATCGTATTTTCATTGAACATCCCGAGGATGTATTAAGGATTTCAGGTTTAATCCTTGATTCTTTACAATATGTACAGAATGATGAGAATTTCAGAAAGCGTCGTCCATAATCATAAAAACACTAGCTTTATTTCACACAAATCCCGCTTATGCGGGATTTTTTTTGACCGCCGACAAGCATTAGGCTAAGCCTATTGACATATCATTAGGCAAAACCTAATATCAAGTGAGTCTGATGGACTATGTCATCTTGGCGGCGCCATGTGCAAGCTAAGTGTTTCAGGCACGACGTGCGCCCCACCAGCACGGCGAAAAGGTGTGACACCCGGGAAGAGTCCGGGACGCAACAGATGAGAGCATTGGCGGTGAACGGGCAAACACAGTAGACGGCACAGCCCAGACGATATCTGAGTGGCTTTAAACACAGATGGGAGCCGGTGGAAGCCCGGCACACAACAGGAAAAGGCACTGTGTTAGTCAAGTGAGTTTCCAGTGCTTCAGTGCTCTTTCCGTTGTGTGGAGATAACTAACTAATCCTTTGCAGAGGACACAGAAATGAAATTATCAAAGTTACGTAACGCCATTGTCTATCGGGCTACTTTGCCCAGCATTGAAGCGGTTGAAGGGCACCTGCAGGAATTGCCCTACTCTGAACTTACAGAAACGGAGTTCGCGCGGGCTTCCTTCGTCCCTAATCCGATTACCGGCGAGCTGGTTACGCCAATTACTGGCGGTTATGCAATCGTGGTTCGCCGCGATGAGAAAATAATCCCCCAGCACGTCGTAATGAAAGAAGCCAATGAGCGTATCCAGCGCATCGAAAATGCGTGTGGTCAGAAATTGAAGCGCGCTGACCGTAACAACATTATCCAGGATGCTAAGGTTCAGCTCTGCAAACAGGCATTCATCAAGTCGTCTCTGATCCTGGTTCTGTATAACACTGAAGAAAATCTGCTGATCATTAATTCCGCCAATAAAAATACTGCCAATTTAGTAGGGGCGATGCTGGTTAAAGTGATTGGCTCTGTAAAAACAGTCACGATAAACATCAGTGATATCAAAAACGGCCTGACAACGCGCCTTAAAAACCATCTGGACGGCGAAGAATCAGCGTTTGCCGGTTTTGAGGTAGGTGATTATGTCCAGCTATCCCGCCTGGCAGAACAGAAAGAAGTTATTCGCTACTCTGCGGGGCACACTTCCGTTACCAGTGAAATTCTGGAGAGCCTGAACACAGGTTTTATCGTTGATAACATGGAATTAAGAGGCTGCGGCGTCTCTTTTCTGCTTACAGATAAATTCCATTTCCGGCGGATCGATACCAAGGATAATGATTATTCTGATGATGACGACAAAGCCTACCGCTGGCGTCACCAGGCAGGTACGGACATGTTCCAGTTCTGTAAAGTAATTAACCAGCTTTGTGATCTGCTCGCCTACAAAGAGCCCGAAGAACAAAAACCAGCAGCCTGATTAGAACAGCAGCAATTACCCCATTCTCATGGGTTGGGTTGCTGCACCCTAAATTTACGCGTTGCAGCGCGTCAGATGGAGAACAAAAGATGGCTAAGACAGCAAATCAACTTATTAAACAGGCGTACGAAATAGCCAAAACTATGCCACCAGAACAGGCAGCAATCATCAAGGAACTGGCTACCGTCCTCGATGTTTCGAATGTAGCTCTGCGCCAGACGCGCACCGAACGTGACGCCCTTCTCGCAGAGGTCAAATCCTGGGCGAAGGAGTGTGATCGTATTACTGAGCGATATACCAAGAAGCGCATAAATCTGCATGTCCTCGAAGCAATGCGCGATTTGAAAGCAATTTGCCCCACCAGCTTCCGTAACGTGGAGGCTCTCTGATGGCAAAAGACTCAAAGGTTGTATACGGCGCCAGCGGCAAAACGAACGTTTTAACGTTCGAACCTGAAAGCCTGCATCTGGTTACCGACAAAACACACCCGCTTTACGATGAACGGGTCCACCTTCCTATCGACGAAGGAATGGTTCTGAACATAAAAGAGCTTGGTGTACTGGAACCTATCATCGTCTGGAAAGACCCTGAAACGGGGCTCACCTGCGTAGTTGTTGGCCGTCAGCGCGTAAAACATACCCTGGAGGCAAATAAACTCCGTCTGAAAGAAGGCAAAGACCCACTGCTTGTACCTGGAGTCGTTAAGCGCGGATCAGCAAATCAGATGGCTAAATACATGGTCAGCGAAAACGAAATTCGCCGACCTGATACACCGCTTGGCCGGGCTAAAAAAATGTCAGACGCGCTCGACCGCGGGCTCGATGAGGACGACATTGCGGTGTTGTTTGGCTGCAGCGTTCAGACCGTTCGTGCAACGCTCTCCCTCCTCGAGGCTACTCAGGCCGTCAGGGAAGCGGTAGAGGCTGGCACAGTTACCGTTACCCAGGCGCGTCAGCTGGCATCGCTTAAACCCGAAGAGCAGCGGGAGAAGGTCTCTGAAATCGAAGCGGCAACTGCTGGCACAACCGGCCATGAAAAAGCCCGGCGTCAGCGTCAGATCCTCGGTGATGTAAAGCCGCGCCTGAAAACCCGCAAAGAAATTACTAAAGCCCTGGAATCTGCCGGGGGTGAGTATGCGAGCGCACTCCGTTGGGTGCTTGGGGAGGCGCAATGAATTTTGAACCTGAGAATTACAGCAAATACACCCTGCGTCGGTTCGCCGCCCTGTTAGATGTGATCTGCTGGGTGCTGATTGCCGTAGTAACCGTTGGTATCTGCATGTTTATTGAATGGTGGGCAGCATGAGTAAATCACTGAACGCACGTTGCATCCGCCGCTGGGAAGTTGAATTTAAACCATTCTGCGACTCAAAGCGCAATCCGTACTGGCGCAAGCGTGACCTTCGTGGGTATATCCGCGAAGCGGCGCTTACCACCGCTTACAGCATGGTCGAGAGCATGGCTGAACGTAACGCCAAAGTTGACTTTGACGGCTCCCTACAAGGCTGGACTCCTGAGTTCTCAGAATGGTACCGGAAGCATCGTGAAGTGTATCTCAAAGAAGCCCGCGACCAACTGAATGAAGAAGCTACCAACGACGAGATCGACGAAGAAGTAGAGAACGAGCTGGAGGCTTGGAATGACTGATATCGCCACATTCACTAATGAGCAATTAATCGCCGTGTGCCGTGCTGACGTGGCGGAAATGTCGAAGTTTTTAAAAGAGGGTGAATTCAGCAATCCGTCCCGCGCAGCTATGTATTTGCGTATTACTGAAATCGCATTGGCAGCGCTGATGGGGGAGTTCTCATTTGCTCGCAATCAGGTTCGCCGTGAACACGCTGAATGGTCACAGGCTACCTTCGGCAATGTGGGCCCGGTTGGCCCGCTGAATCACCTCAGCAAAGAAGCACTGGAAGCCGCTGAACAGCCTGGCGACCTGTCGGAATGGGCTGATATGCAGTTCCTGCTGTGGGATGCCCAGCGCCGGGCTGGTGTCACTGATGAGCAGATTACCCAGGCGATGATCGATAAGCTGGCAGTCAATAAACAGCGCAAATGGCCGGAGCCGAAAGACGGAGAGCCGCGCCTGCACATCAAAGAGCAGCCAGCGCCAGTAGTGCCTGATAGTTACGTGATGGTACCGATGAGGTTAACTGCTGAGAACGGTGCAAAGGGGGCGCTATCCGGTGAGTTTTCAGAAACCAAGTTCGTAAACTGCCCGGAATGCTTTGGTGATGATGAATGTGAAACCTGTGACGGCAGCGGGAGAATTGAAATCACGGTACCTGTCACCTGGACGACTATCAAAGAAATCTGGGCTAAAGGCGTTGAGCATTTTTCAGCCACAGCGCAGGAGAATAATTAACGTGAACCATTTAATGATCGACCTGGAAAC